TACAAGAAAATAGGCCTGAATGCGGCAAAAATGTCGACAGCCATCGCCAGCGGCGGAGAAAAAGCGCGTCAGGCGATGCAGAAGACGGCGAAGGGGTTGTTAAAAATCAAAGACCCGGCAGAGCGGGCAAACACCGCCATCATGCTTTTTGGTACGCCGATAGAAGATTTGTCCGTTGACCAGATACCGAAGTTTCTGTCGGCACTGGCCGGGACACGCAACGAGCTCGGGGAGGTCAGCGGTGCCGCTGAAAGAATGGGCGGCACCCTGCGCGACAACCTGTCGGGCGATGTGGCGAAACTCCAGGGCGAATTTGCTCACCTGCGTTTTCAGGTATTCGCGGAAATGGACAAGAGTGTCCGCAAACTGACGCAGACCGTCACCGGATGGCTGGGAAAATTAAATGCCTGGGTAAGCCAAAACCCCGAACTGGTGACAAAAATCGTCATGCTGACCGGCGCGGTTGCCGGTGTGATAGCGGTGCTCGGTGGTATCGGTCTCGTCGTCTGGCCGGTGATTACCGGCATCAATGCCATCGTTGCCACAGCGGGCGTGCTGGGGACAGTGTTCAGTGTGGTCGGCGGCGCGATCATGACGGTGCTTGGCGCGCTCACCTGGCCGATTGTCGCCATTGGGGTTGCCATCGTGGCCGGGGCGCTGCTCATCCGCAAATACTGGGAGCCTATTTCCGCCTTTTTCGGGGGCGTTATGGAAGGGCTTAAGGCTGCATTCGCCACGGTCGGGGAACTGTTTTCCCCCCTTAAACCGATGTTTGACTGGCTGGGCGAAAAGCTTAAGGCCGCATGGGACTGGTTTAAAAACCTGCTTGAGCCGGTGAAGTCCACACAGGAGCAGCTCGACTCCTGTCGTGATGTGGGCAAGCGGTTCGGGCAGGCGCTGGCGGATTCGCTGCTGCTGCCGCTCAGGGCATTTAACAAGCTGAAAGCGGGCATTGACTGGGTACTCGAAAAGCTCGGCGTGATTAACAAGGAGTCGGGCACGATTGACCAGACCGCCGGAAAAGTCAGCGCTGCCCGCACCGGGGAAACCACCGGTGCAGTGAATACAGGAAGCGCCTATGTACCGGCGACCGCAAACTATGGCGGGTATCAGGCTTATCAGCCGGTGACCGCACCGGGCGGGAAATCCTACGTCGACAACCGGCAGAGCAATTACACCATCACGATGAATAACGGCGGTGCGCCGGGTGGCGATCTCGGTCGACAGTTGCAGGACGCCATTGAGAAAGCCGACCGGGACAAGCGCGCCCGTGACCGCTCCAGCATGCGATACGACGGATAAGGAGGACAAATAACATGATGCTCGCACTCGGGTTTTTCGTATTCATGCGCCAGACGCTGCCCTTTCAGAGCATGCAGCGGGACGCGGAATATCGCTGGCCGTCAAACAGCCGCATCGGCAAGCGTGACGCCTTTCAGTTTCTCGGCGTCGGGGAGGAGAAAATCACCCTCAGCGGTGAGCTTTACCCGGAGATCACCGGCGGCAAACTGACCCTGACGGCGGTCAGGCTGATGGCTGAAGAGGGGCGGGCGTGGCCGCTTCTGTCGGGCAACGGGATGATTTACGGAATGTACGTTATCAACAGCGTCAGCGAGACCGGCGCAGAGTTTTTCACGGATGGCTCGCCGCGAAAAATCACGTTTAATCTGGCGCTCACGCGTGTTGATGAGTCGCTCGCGGCCATTTACGGCGACCTGAATAAACAGGCCGGTGAACTGGCCGGCAAGGCCAGAGACGCCGCTACTAAAATCACCGCATCGCTGGGGTTCTGATGACTGATGCCCTTTACAGCTCGCCGGGGAGCACGCTCACCCCGGCCTATATGCTTAAAATCGAGAGCAAGGATATTACCGGCAACATCAGCGATCGCCTGATAAGCCTGACCATGACCGACAACCGGGGCTTTGAAGCTGACCAGCTCGACCTTGAACTCAACGACGCTGACGGGCGCGTCGTGCTGCCGGTGCGCGGTGCAGTGTTGTCACTCTGGCTCGGGTGGAAAGGGTCGGCGCTCATTGAGAAAGGCCGGTTTACCGTGGATGAGGTCGAGCACCGGGGCGCACCTGATACGGTGACCATCCGCGCCCGCAGCGCGGATTTTCGGGGCTCGCTCAATTCCCGCCGTGAGCAGTCATGGCATGACAAAACCCTCGGCATGATTGTCGAAGCCATCGCGGCGCGTAACAAACTGGAGGCGGCTGTCGCACCGGAGCTTGCCCGGATTGCGATCCCGCATATCGACCAGTCGCAGGAGTCGGATATCAAATTTCTGACGCGGCTCGCTGACCGGAACGGCTGCGAGGTGTCGGTAAAATCCGGGAAACTGTTATTCCTCCAGGCCGGAAAGGCGCTCACCGCGAGCGGGAAACCCATTCCGCAGGTCACCATCGCGCGCAGTGATGGTGACCGGCATCAGTTTTCAATCGCTGACCGGGGCGCTTACACCGGCGTAACGGCGCAGTGGCTGCACACCAAAGAGCCGAAGCCGAAAAAAGTGAAGGTGAAGCGCAAACCAAAGGCGCAGCAGGCGGGCACCCCGAAGCATCCCAACGCAAAAAAGAAGGAAGAGAAAGAGCCAGAAGCACGCCAGGGCGAATACATGGCCGGGGAAGCAGATAACGTCCTTGCCCTGACAACCGTTTTTTCGACGAAAGCGCAGGCGATGCGCGCGGCACAGGCGAAGTGGGACAAGCTACAGCGCGGCGTGGCGGAGTTTTCCATCACGCTGGCGCTTGGCCGTGCCGATCTTTATCCCGAGACACCGGTCGCAGTATCAGGATTTAAAAGCATCATTGACGATCAGGCGTGGATTATTACCAAAGTGACCCATCAGCTTAATAGCAATGGTTACACCACATCTCTAGAGCTTGAGGTAAGGATTTCCGATATCGATTATGACGCAAATGATATAGATAGTTAAATCAACGCGCCCAGAATAGTTAATCTTGTCCCTTGGGCGTTTTATCTCCATGGCAACCGACGTAAACTATATGCTAGGTATTAGTAAAGTTGTCCGCATTGATAAAAGTGATCTTGATGATTAATCTACGAGTTGCAGAACATGGAAATAATAGTAATGTTTGAGTTGATGTATATTTTAACTATTCTTTAATCAAATGAGTGAATTATGCCAACTAAAGAAATCTTAGACTGGATAACACAGCACGGAATTTTGCAGTCCATTTCAATTTTAGCAATTTTGATGGGCTTCAGGATAGTTTATATCTGGTTCACAAAGGCAGAGCCATTACTAATTATGCAAGCTTTAATGAATTACAAGACTAAGCGGCTAGAAAGCATGCTACAACTTAGTTACCTTCCGGAAGAGACCTTAGCAAGGGTGCGACTTGAGCTTGTACAACGTCATCATACAAGACTTACTGGTGTAACAGAAACACGCCTCGCTGAAGCGCTTGTTGCAATAACAATAAAACGACGTTTACCAGCCAATTACTTTAAACCATGGCGAGCATGGTTGCACGAAGTTGAGAATAAGATCGAATTGAATATGGCAAGTTACAAAAGAGCTTGGCGGTTCTTTGCTTGGTTTAATGTACCAGTAAGTTGTACGGCCATGATGCTGATGACTGAACTCTTTGCAGCGAGCTTTGGGCAACATGTTTTCGCTCCGGTATTGCTTGGCAATATCATTTTCTGGTGGTTTCCTTGGCTGATGCTAACTTCAGTTCCGTCACCCCGTTATACAGATAAGATGCTTCCACATCTTGTATGAATAAAACCATTTTTGTCGGAGGTTACTATATGTTGGGTGTCCTCATGCGCTAAGTTGCTGCGAAATAATTAACTAAAAATTTTTCAATTTTATTATTGTTATGTTTTGCTGAGTGCCAAATGCAAGATAATATTCTTCTGGTTCTTTTTGAAGCAAATTTATAACAACACATTATAAGCAAGATGGATTATTTGTTTAATTCTTGTCACTAAAGTTAAGTCTTTTTAGGGTATGGTTTTAATTCCCAAAAAGTGAACTTTTATATATAATTAATTCACTTTTAGAGGTAAGGGGATAGTTTATGTTTCATTGTCCGAAATGCAAGCACGCTGCTCATGCACGCACGAGCCGTTATCTCAGTGAAAACACTAAAGAGCGGTACCACCAGTGCACAAATATCAATTGCAGTTGCACCTTTGTGACGATGGAGTCGATAGAGCGTTATATCGTGACACCCGGAAAAATTGACCCTGCACCACCACACCCAACACTGACAGGACAGCGCCAGTTATGGATGTGAGATCACATGCTTGAGTGGATTTTTTGTGACCTTTTTCAATATATGCTAAAAATCCACCGCCATTTTATCGCCACTCGAAAAATGAGAAACAAAAAAGCCACTCTCTCGAGTGGCTTAATTATATGATTTTAAAGCTAAAATTTGGTGGCCCCTGTTGGGTTTGAACCAACGACCAAGCGATTATGAGTCGCCTGCTCTAACCACTGAGCTAAGGGGCCGTGGCGGTGAATTATAGAGTAACTTACCCTCGCAATCCAGCAGGAATCGCCCGGCTGATGTTTTTATAAACAGCGCATTTTCAATCTCTTATACTTAAGTTTATCGTTTCTAATCGGGAGTAAAGCATGATCCACGATATTCTGGCGCCGGGTCTGCGCGTCGTGTTTTGTGGCATTAATCCGGGGAAATCCTCTGCCCATACGGGATTTCATTTTGCGCATCCGGGAAATCGCTTCTGGAAAGTGATTCACCAGGCCGGCTTTACCGACCAGCAGTTGCGCCCTGAGGATGAGCATCATCTGCTGGATACGCGCTGCGGCATTACCATGCTGGTGCAGCGTCCAACGGTGCAGGCGACGGAGGTCGGGCTGCATGAGCTGCGCACCGGCGGCAGAGATTTGGTACATAAAATAGAGGAGTATCAGCCCGCCGCGCTGGCGGTGCTTGGCAAACAGGCGTTTGAGCAGGCCTTTAGCGTGCGCGGTGCGAAGTGGGGTAAGCAGGAGATGACCATTGGCGTGACGCAAATCTGGGTGCTGCCCAATCCGAGCGGCCTGAACCGCGCTTCGCTGGAGAAGCTCGTAGAGGCATATCGTGAACTGGATGAGGCGCTGGCAACGCGCGGCTTGTAAATAACAGGCGAAAAAAAAGCTCCCGTCGGGGAGCTTTTTTGTCTGGCGTGACGATTAATCGTCGAGGAAGCTACGCAGCACTTCAGAGCGGCTCGGGTGGCGCAGTTTGCGCAGTGCCTTCGCTTCGATCTGACGGATACGTTCGCGGGTAACGTCGAACTGTTTACCCACTTCTTCCAGCGTATGGTCGGTATTCATGTCGATACCGAAACGCATGCGCAGCACCTTCGCTTCACGAGCGGTAAGGCCAGCCAGCACATCGTGCGTTGCAGCGCGCAGGCTCTCGGTGGTCGCCGAGTCCAGC